GTATCTCCTGGGTCTCCATCAGTACCATCATCAACAGTGAAGCTAGTACCATCACTAAAAGATAAAGTAGTCTGACCAGCTACACTAGTATCTACGCTATCTATTACTAGAGCATCTGCGTCTGTGCCCACATATTTAACGTATGTTAAACCCGCAGGTACGGTACTAGGCGCTGAGTCCGTCCACTCATAGAAGTTAATAAACTCTTGATTGCTATAAGTAAAAGTAGCATTAGTACCTGCAGCGTCGTCAGCAAATATAGGCTTAACGCCTTCCGATGTACCGTCCGTTCCTACGAACTTAATGAAAGTTTCCCCTGTAACAGGTAAAGTAGGTTTAGTTTCGACGTATTCATAATAAGTTACGTACTCTAAACTTCCTTGAGCATAACTTTGATCGTTACCCGCTGCATCGCTAGCGTATATGGGCACTACGCCAGCACCTGCTGGACCTGTTAATGTAGTATCTACTGCAGTGAACGATTTAAGGGTAGAAGTGTTTCCCGACTTCGTAATTTCAGCAACTACTACATCACTCAGTAGGTCTATATTTAGTCCAGCACTTTTATGGCCAGAAGCAGTTATAGCCGCAGTGAAAGATCGATCTAAGACAATCTCTGTATCGCTAGTAACACTTGACACTTTTGCAGCTTGAGTCGCGCTAAATCGTATAATAGACCCGATAGCATACTCTGTTGTAAAAGATGTTCCCGTTCCTGTAGCTATAGCAGAGCCAGCGTTTATAGTTACTGTACCTGTATTAGAAGAAAATGTATTTTCAGGAGTACCATTAGCAGCGATTGCATCATACCAGTAGTTTACTTTGTGTTCCGCAGTAACATGATACTTTACAATCTTTAAAGTCGCCGCACTGCTATCAAATAATACTTGATAAGTATCATCAGCCAGATTGCCTGATATTGTATTAACACCCGTTATCGACCCGCTGAAAGTCTCAAAAGGATTAACTGAAGGAAACAAAGAAACGGGAGTATCTTCGAAGTTTAGTACGTAGGTATCTGATAGTCGTAAACCTGAGTTTGCAGTACCTCCCACGCCTAAGCCTTCAGATAAACGAGGAACTTTCAAGTCAAAGTAGTTTATAGTGTCAAAGTCTACGGTACTATAAGCCGATCTATTGTTGATACTATTAACAGTTCTTACAGCTACAAAATAACTACCGTTTGGAACGGAGTTGAACACGAAACTGTTGGTAGTGCTAGGCACTGCAAGTAACTCATCATACCCAGGTATATTATGTAATATTTCAAAACCAGAACACTGATCGTAAAAAGAACCATCTAGATTTTGTGGCAAATCCCAAGAAGCTCTAAATTCATCTCCAGCTCTGTTGTAGTCTGGAGCAGACTCGATGTAGACGTTTCTAGGCTTAGGTACGAAGTCATTGGTCTTAACTTGAGCGAATGCAGTATCTGGAGCTATTAATGTAAAATCGCCGTCAACGTCCGTGAATTTTTCATTGTAGTGCTCTACCGCTATTATTCCATATTCAGAAACGCTTTCTTCTGAGATAGCTAATATTTTATAATCTTTGGCAGATGCGGGACTAACGCCTACTGCTGTAGTTTCTTTTAATGCCCAGATAGTGGAACGACCAGGAACCTCAGTAAAAGGAGTTGATAACTCTAAGCTTGTAACTGTACCAGTACTGGTGACAAGCTTAGTTTCGACTAGCGTCTCATGCTCTTCCTCTTCACCTTCGTTTGATACCGCAGGAGCATCGATAAGCACACTTAAATGATATGTGCTGCCAGCATTAAGAATAACTTCTCTATCTAAGGGTATGGTATTGGTATCTAGCGTTCCTGTACTTGAGACTCTACCACTATAAGCAAGACCAGACTGATCCTGGTCTTGTATTTTTATTATGTCTCCTGGCGTTAAAAAGGCTGCATTAATGGAAGTACTAAAGCTAACTACTTTAGTTTGATTAATAGCAGTCCACAACTTCCATCTTCCATAGCGAAGCGCCTGTCCTTCTGAGGTACAACCGAAAGCTACGGCAGATTCTTCAATGATTCTACCGGTATCTACAATATTCTGTCGATCTTCTACTATTAGGGGTTCAAGTTTATAATCATTGTCTGGATTATTCCAACTTACTATGACCTGATTAGCTCTCGTTTTAGTTCCTGTACTCTCGTATGTGAATACTCCGTCTTTGACATTACCGCCAGAGAAGGTATAAATAGCTTCTTTCGGCAGGTCCATAACAGATAGCATCTGGCCGTCTAACCAGTATAGCATAGTTAAAAAGCTACTTGTTATATCTTTCAGCACTTTATAAGCATCTGCTGCTTTAGTGAGGTAAATATTAGAAGTAAATCGTGGTTCTTGGCCGCCTTTACCGTCTGGAACCAACTCGTCGCAATACTTTGCTATTCGATATAAAGCAAACTTATCTATGTCGTAGGACGAAATCCAATCACCTAAACCGTATCGGTTATTTGTTAGAATATCGTAAAATACCCAAGCAGGGTTATTTGTGTATACGTTATAGTCATAAAACGAGCCGTCCCACAGCCCGTCATATTCTGCCAAGTTAGTGCCATTTTGCTCTCTTGTTATGTAGTTAGAAGGCACCTTAACTTTAATACCTCTAGCGTGATAAGTGCGCTTAGGGGTTGAAGTGAAATCTTTAGAAGAAAAAGTTACGTTAGCATACGCAGAGAAGGGATAGTTTAGATTCTCTTTTATAATTGCTGTAGCTAAAGTAAGTTTAGCGGTTGCGTTTATCTTACTAGAAGAGCTGCTAGAGCTTTCACCTGTAGATAATACGGCTCTTCCATCCTGTCGAGTTAGGCGAGTAACAATAATATCAAACTTAAAGAAAGGTTGAAAAGGCTCTAAATTGATCTTCTCTTCAAAAGTGACAGCTGTATTGCTGTTTGCAGTATGTCGTCTTCTTGGGGCCAACACTACTGTATTGTACTCAGATGCTGTTCTATATATTTTTGCTTCAATTTTATATTCTGCTGCTACAGAGAATTTCTTGCCATCCCTCTCGCTTACACCAAACAAACTACCATAAGAAAAAAGAACCCGTACTTCATCTACTTCCTTTGCCTTAGCAGGGCTAAGATTAAAAGAATCTGTAGATGTTAGTGTTACTGGTTGAGAAGGCGTTCCTGAAGGGTTCTCAGATAAACTATCAGAAAAGGTTAAGTCAAAGTTAACAGGATTGCTTAGGACAGTAGCACTTACTCCTCCAAAGCTAGTCATAGGGAGCTGATCTGCTGTGCCTGTTCTAAACTGAGTACTAAGTCCTTGAAACTTGTTGCCGGCCTGACTGCTTGGATTCTGGTTTACAAATAGCGTTGACCCAAGATCAAAATCATAGGTTCCTGTAGGGTAAGGAATCTGTCCTGGAGTAGTTATTGTAGAAGAGCTGGCCCCTATTGTAATACTGGTTGCTAGGACAGATACATCCACAGATAGAGATACAGACTTTCCTGATGCAGCTTCCGTGAATCTGCGCAATACTATACCACTAACTAAGTCTGGATTAAACTTGGCAGAAGTGCTGGTTGTAGTAGTTACAGTGCCTGATATATATTCTTGAGTATCAGATATAATTAGTCTAGCTCTATCAGGCTCCCAGGTATTCATAGCACTATCAAAGAAAGCTGTGCCAGTGCTTAGAGTAAGTGCAGGTACTTGTACCTCGTAGTCAGAAGCTGTTAAGCTTCCGATAGTTACGACAGAGTTATAGACCTCTTTTAGTATTACCCATCTGGAAACGCCATAGATTAATGTATCAGAAGGCAAAACTTTATTAACAGTAAAAGTCGCGGACCCATTAACTATACTCGCTTGAGAGCCTCCTAGAGTATCAGATGAATTAACTATAGAAGACTCTATTACTTCTTTGACTCTTTCATTGTTTAAATAAATAGATGCTTCATTATTAACTAAACCTTCGATCTCACCTTCTGAGATAAGGTCTGTTACTGATATTGTTTGCTCTCTCGAAAGACCGCTAGAGCTAGCTAAAGACGTAGCGGTTGCAATTCTTTGGTCTCTAGCACTGATTGATTTACTTGCCATTTTAATTCCTTATGATTGAACTATACTAGTTCCTAGCTAAAAATTGAAGTTTATGTTTAGGTTGCCGTTCCATCCAGGAACAGTAGTATACGCTCCGCCTGTGTACGCGCTATAAGCGCCAGCGCCATTTAAAGCACTAAAAGCTATTGGTCTTCCAGGAACTCGAAGTTCTCCATATAGAATAGGTACAGGATCTCCTTCAATTATATTTTGCTCATCTCCATTAAACATATAAGATTGTGGGCTTTGCTCATCAACAGAAGGGTCAGGGGCCATTAATTGCTGAATACCTGCCATTGCTAAACTCATACCAATAGAGAAGCCTACCATACCGGCTACTGCGCCTACTGTCATTGTTCCGGTTGCCATCATCTGGCCCATTGCTGCAAAACCTCCCGAAAAATAAACTACTGCTATAATAGCAATTGCTGCGAGTATTTTTCCTATACCGCTCTTAGAGCCTGCAGGAACAGCAACAATTGTTATGTCTCCCGCGTTTAATGGTATAATGAAATCTTCTTCGTTGTCTACAGAGTCTCCTTGTATATCTATGGCAAATCCAACACCTTTTTGGTCGCACTCAATAAGGTAGTCTTTAAATCCAGGGTAGTTAGCATCTATTAGCTTAAATGCCTCTTTTAACGAGGAGACATTTGCAGATAGCTCTTTGCCAAACCTATCTCCGAGTTCTCCCTCTAAGTAAATTTTACGTTTCATATCTATAAATACCTATTAAATGCTTTATCCAGAAAGGGTAAAGATTTTCTCTACACGAAAGTCTCTGTGTAGCGTGGTGAAAGAATATATCATTGCCTAAAAACACACCGCAATGATTGCCTATTTTTGAGTTTACAGCGAAGATTAATAGATCATCTTTTTGTGGGCTATCTACCTTCTTGAAGCCCCACGTACTAATATAGTCTTCTGTAAAATAATCTAAATCTTTTAACCACCAATCATCCTCAAAGGGCTCTCTTGCTGGTATATCTAACTTTACTTCTGTTCGGTAGTAGTCTCTTGCAGCCTCAAAACAATCTTGTATTCCAAACTTATATTCTCTGCCCATCAACGGGTAGTAATTCTTCTCTGGCTCTAGTAGGTGCATATCCATATCAGGGTAGCTAAATATATAATAAGGTATCCCTAGAGCATTACAATTGTTTATATCGACCTCTGAAGGCTCGCAAGAAGCGTCAGGGTGGCTGTGTACTATTGCTATAATATCGTGAGTTCTTTTTATTTTTAAGTACTCTAACGAGTCTAGTATAAAGTCTTCTTCCTCTTCAGCTACATTAGTACACGGTATCCAATTCAACTTACCTTTTGAAACTGCTAAAACACCACAACCTTCTCTAGGGTACACCTCTTCGAAGTGCTTCTCTATATCTTTAAAACTATTATTAAAATTTAACACTGCCAGGAAACGCTCCAAAAGGTAAAACTCTACTAGTGTCTTTAGCTGCTGCGGGAGCACCTTCAGACGTGGGGGTGAACTGGAATCGTACCTTACAACTATTTAAAGTCTTTCCACAATAGTCTACTCTTTTCCAATACTCTGAGCCGGGGGTTGGTTCTACACTAGAAGTTGCTACTAAGCATTTCCATATATGGTTATTTCTTCGGGTATAAGCACCTACAGAATAAGAGGTTCCAGACGCCCAGTTTGTCCAGAAAAATACTTCCTTCCATAGAAGAGAGGTATTTGAAGGAACGTCTGAATTATCTCCAGCCTCTGATCTCCAGTGGCTGCCTGCGTAACTTACTATTTCATCTACGGCATGAGGAGAAGAATATGTAAGTATTGTTACACTTCCTTGTGTTACCATAGGTCTATCGTCTAAATCAAAATATGCAAGATATTCAGTGCCATCATGGTTTACAGAACTTGTTTCTCTCCATCGACAGCCTCCAGCTGGTACAGTTCTATCTAAGCCTTGATATACCCAGCTACAGTACTTTCCAATTACAGTGCGATTCGGTATTCTAACACCTGATACATCGAAAGGAGCTACAAGCTCGAAACTTACTGCAACGTTATTCTCTGAAGCGATCCGGTCAAGAATATAAGTCTTCTTTGGAAATTCATAGGAGGCATTAGACAAATATTTCTCTAATGTCTGTCTGCGTGTTATTCTTTTACCTACCAAGGAGTCGAAAGTAAAAGATTCTCCCTCTAGTGCGGATTTAAATATATTAGCTACGTTGGCTATAGTTACTATAGGTCTATTAGCAGCACCCTCTGAGGCAGCCTCCATTCCGGACATTTCTAAAGGTAAGGGAACATAAGTATTGCCATCATAGTCTATAGACTGAAGGCTTTCATCTACTCCTGGGTGAAAATACAAAGTAACATCAGACGATAGTTGTATCTCGTATAAATCAACTAACCCCGATCCTACTTCTTGACTTTGCAAGTCTGTTGTAATTATCTCATTGTTACTCATGGCTCGTATACCTGCCTAAAGGATGCTGTACACCCATAAAATTCATCATTGTTATATGTTTGTGTGTACTCTTCACAAACTACTCTAATTGTTTTTTCAGACCCACCACTATTGCTATCTGGGTATGTGAAATCAAAAGACGTTACGCCTCCTTTTAAGTCAAAAAAGGTCATAATATCATCTATCTCTGCTTTCTCTCTATTATTAAAAGAAAGAGAAAAGGTTTTTACAATACTATTTATACCGTCTTTTAGTCGTTGTTCATACCCATCACCAAAAGACATCTTCAACACCCTAGGTTTAGAAGAGTGTTGTAAGTTTCTGTCGGGTACGGTTACTCCATACACTCCACCTATGTCAAATCCAATAGCCATTACGCTGCTCCATATGGGTTCAGAATACCGCCAGAGCGTTTCTGATTCTGTAGTTCTTGTTGTACCGCCCTAGCTACGGCGCTTCCTAACATTCCAGCTTCCATGCCGCTTTGTGACTCAGTACTAGAGCTAGCGTTTCCTTTGTCGTCTATATTAACATTTACGACTACGTTATTATTTTGATTAGTACCTGACATCTCTACTGGTATTGATTTTCCATTAGGAAGAGGTACGACTGCTTCAGTGCCGTGTAACTCTACAGGATAACCACCTTGCGCTCCTCTAGCGATACCTCCAGTTGCATAGCCGGGTAGCTTGCCCGCTGTATCGAATACTCCGCCGTATCTAGCGACATTACCGAAGTTATTCATTGCTGCAAAGTCGGTCATACCTGCATTTGAGCCTCCGAAAGTAGGGCCAAATGCCGACATTAGTACTCTCATAACCATCATTCGTACAATCATTTGAGCTATGTCACCTAGGATAGCAATTGCCATATCACCAAAAGCTTGTTTAGCAGACTTAGTGCCGTCTATTATAGAGGTGAAAGCGTTAGTGATATTAGTAGAAACAGAATCATAAATCGCTTGTTTTGATTCCATCACATCATTCAACAAAGTTTGAGCTTTTATTTCTGCATAGAGAGACATTTGCTGTTCGCGTGACAGCTCTACACCCTTGCTTTTGGCTGCAATAATAGCTTGATTATACGCAGTGGTAGCTGGGCTCATTGAGATAGCTTCCATGCCAGCTTGTGCTAGTTCTGTTTCTGCTTTTGCACTTAATAGCACAGCCTCAGCTCTATTATTAAATAGGTATATCTCGTCCTCTATAATAGCTCTGCGGGCAACCGCTGCATCTCTTGCTTGCGTTGCTGCATTCATTGCAGCTTGGTTTATCTCGCCGTCATCGAATCGAGTTTTTTGCGTCTCAAAAGTATCTTGAGTGTTTGTAACATCTGCTTTTGCCCCGATAAGGTTTTTTGTAAGTAATGCACCAGTTTTTCCCGCTACTTCCTTTGCTCTTCCGAACCCAAACGACCCCGTGCCTCCAGCTTTTGCGAATTTCAAAGCTCTTTCAGCATCTAAAACACCTACAGTAAGCGCTAGACGTTTTTCAGCTGCTTTATTGATTTGATTCTGTAAATCTAAAGCACCTTGAGCTATAGTATTAGTAGCTTCACCTACTTTTCTATTTGCTTCTGCTACGTCGACCTTATCTTGTTGTATCCCAAGTTGCTTCGTTACGTTCGCTAGCGTGTCTTCCTCGTCTTTAGTCAGACCTCTAGCTGCATCAGCTTGCTTCTCTAGCAATACTCCTTGCTGTGTTTGAAGTAGTATTAAGGCCACTTTTTCGTCATTAGCACTCTGAGCTAAAACTAGTGCTGAAGCTGCTAAATTATTAGTTTTATCGGCGTATGTTATACCCTTCGTTCTCATTAATGCAGCTTCTTTTTCTGCAGCCGACTGGTCATCAAGTAATTTATTTATGTTTTTTTGTTTATTGAGTAGGGCAGTATAAAAATTAGCTAATTTTAATGTCTCTGAAGATTGCAGCTTTATGCCTTCTTTAGCCTCATAAATTGCTTTAGCTAATGCTTGTGCTTGCTCTGTTGTACCGCTAAAGCCTTCCTTATCTTTCTTTAATCTCTCTAGTTCTGCACCTAAACTGTTGACAGCTTTTCCGCCTAGTTCTATTTCGGTATTAAGAGCAGATAAAAGCTCTGTACCGAAAGGTTTTGAGAAAGTGCCTACTAATTTTATAAAGGCTGCACTAGTTGCCTGATTTGCAGCAGTCATCTGCTCAAGACCAAACTTTGCCTCCTGCAGGTTATTGCTAAGATTAAGAAGGCTTTTACCTTGAGCATCTGTGATTTTACCACCAGACTTAAGCGTATCAAATAAGACTTGAAAGCCTGAGTCTGTCTCTGCCGCTGCTTTAGCAGTCTTTAAAAGCGCAGACTGAGCCTTTTCAAAATCGTCAGCACTTTTATCTAACATATTAATATCTTTAACTAACTGCTCAATATCTAAACTAGCTGCTATATTACCCCGAGCTACTACCCTTTCTTTGGTGCTTAACTCTCCATACTCTTTAAGCACTGCATTAGTACGCATAACTTCCTCAGATAAGGTCTTGTATTTATCAACAAGCGCACTAGTCTCTTTATTTAGTTTTTGGGTGGCTTCAGATACAGGGAAGATTTTGTCTTTTATG